AACGTCGAAAAATCAGCCATTTTGTCGCGAGCAGACAAAAATTTGCATTTTCCTCCTAACGTCGAAAAATCAGCCATTTTGTCGCGAGCAGACAAAAATTTGATATTAAATCTAAAGTGAATGAATAACTTTATTCACTTTAAAAAAAGTACAGAAATTCCAACTGATGACCACAAATATAAATAGCGATTCTATTCTGAACTCGACTATGTCGAATATGTCAGATTCATTCGTTTTGGGGGAACCCTCAATAGACATGCGCAGAGTTGTTCCAAGTGAGTCTATCGTTCTTGATCAAAGTTATTATCCAACTGTAACATCAGCTCAATCAGTACAAACAACAGAAACAGTCAAAACTACGGAAACAACGGAAACAACGGAAACAGCTGAAGCAGGTAAAGTAGTGGATGGTGATGAAATCGTACCTTCAGCTACGTCTTCAAAGTTGTTGCCTAGATCATCTGATGAAGCTGATGAAGCTGCTGTAAGTAAACAGTCATTCACATCAGAATCAGTGAACGATTATCACAACATAGATTCTTCAAGTCAGTCCGTTCCAAACACATCTCAAAGTACAAATTCAGAGATTAAGAGAGTAGTATCAAACCATTCTATTATTACACCAGATAGTCTTACCTCAGAAACTCTGAGTCAGACACCTATTTTACGTAATGCAGTTGTAAAAGTTGGCACACACGATGGTCGTTTTCATGCTGACGAAGTCATGGGTGTGACTCTTCTCAAAATAATGTATGAATATCTTGGACATAAAATCCAATTATTCCGTACACGTGATCAAGCTCTTCTTGATCAATGTGATATTGTCTTAGATGTTGGTCAAGTGTATGATCCTAATAAGAGAAGATTTGATCATCATCAGAAGAGTTGTAATGAGACTTTTCTTCCAACAAACGATGAAAAGGGTCGTATCCTTTTAAGTTCGGCTGGAATGGTTTGGAAAGAATTTGGTAAAGTCATCATAGAACTATATCTTCTATCGGTTACTCAGGAAAAGAGTTATAGTATCGATGGTAGCAAATCTGCTGTTGATAATCCAGAAACTTATCAAAACACAGAACTTTATGCTGCCATCATAGATGAGGCTTATAATCAAATATATCAAAACGTAGTAAAAGAGATTGATGCTCATGATAATGGACAGAGTATGATTTACGAAGGTCTGGACAAGCCAGAACTATATCGTTTCCGAAAACATCTAGATCTGGGAAACACTGTAGCGAAACTTAACAGTGCTCCATCATGGGTAGCTTCGGTATCTTCGGTATCTTCGGTATCTTCGCTGCCTTCAGTACCGAAAGTGCCGGTACCTTCAGTACCACTCGCGAACTCTTCTAATTCGGAAAATCGCGATGAATCTTCTCCAAAAGCTCCCCAGACAGATGAAGAAGTGGAAAGAAAACGCAAGGAGGCAGCAGAGGCAAAGAATCGGCAATTTATATTAGCAACCGAATATATGGAGTCAACAATACGCATTCATGTGGAAAATATAATAGATGAGGTCATAAAAATCAACAGAGAATTACCAATCTTAACAAAAGCATATAATGAGAGAAAGTTACCATATTTATTAGATGTCCCAGAACATACTAGTAGTGATCCTAAGCTTATCAATAGAGTAGATAAGGAATGCCGACTCTTATACTCAGTTTATTACCAAGAACATGCGAAAGTTTGGGGATTTGCTACCTTACAAGTACCAGGTCAACAGTTCGTAAATCGTAAAAACCTATTATCCATGGAGTCTCTCAAGCAAGTTCTGACACCAGACGAGTTTTCACAAGTAGTCTTCGTACACAAGAACTTATTCTGTGGTTCTGCTAAGGCTCATGATCTAGCCATCAAGATCTGCCGTCTTTCTGCCGAAGCCCCTGTCACAGATCCGACTCCTGCTCCGACTATTTCTAATGTGAGTTCTGTTGATACATGTGAAGTTTCAGCAAATACACAAAGTCAAATTGGGTTGAAACAAACTAATAACTTAGATTCAACTTCCGTCAGAGGTATAACAATTCCAAATGGTAAGACTATGATCTTCATATCTTCGCTATCTCTTGGTTTAGCCGTGATAGGTTATGGAATAGTAAAGATGGCATTCTCTCACGAACATTAAAAAATAATTATAAATCAAATATCGTTCTTTGTTCTTGTTTTTCTTATTTTTCTTTTTAGCTGGGAATGTCGTGCTGATTCATAAATTGATCTTGGTTTGGGTAGTTGTATTAATCTAATAAACATTAGTATGTTCTTATATGCCAAGACAATAGTAGCTATAAATGCTATAGCCTTTTTTGTGCTGATTTATTATAAGTCGATTGGCTTTATAATCTTCGATGTTTTGGCCAATATGTATACTTTTGCTAGATTGAAATATGAACTTTATGATCCGTTTAAACCCAAATTAATGATACATAGAATATCTCACTATTGTAAAGTACCTGAAGGAAAGCTTTATCGACACTCAGATAGAGAGTTAGCTTCACTCTTAAAGCAAATAGAGCAGTTGCCTATAGAAAGTGAACATATTGCCTTGAGCATAGTCTACTCATTTTCTGATTGGAACCAAAAGTTTATAAAACTTATCCCTCTTAAAACCAAGGTTAATCTAAAAACCCAGGATTTAACAACTATCTTTTCAGAAGAATTACCTAACTACAATGAATATAACTATGATTATCATGTTGATATTCTTTCAAACTCTTTTAAACAGGTTGATCTCCCTATTGTAAAAGCAAATCTCGAAGCATACTTACGTAGAACACCAACCTTCGAGGCAGAACAAGCATTAGAAGCCTTGAAGTCGGAACCAGGATTAATGGAGTTCATCTATGATAATATTGACAGTGCTCGTACCAAAATAGCCGGTTACCAGGAGTTATCAGATAATTCAAACCTCTCATTAGAAAATGTAAAGAAAAGCCAAGAACTTGGAGGTTTATCAGAATCCTCTGATGGATCTAAGCCTCAGACTATAGAAGAACTTTATAGGAATGGCTATTGTAGTTTCCTAGCAACTGATGAGCTAGGTTCAGAGTATTTTATTGGTAATCCCATAGTTCAATCTTAGGAAATATTGAATATGCGTGCAAAGTATACAAAAAAATAAATAAATAAATTCTCTATAATGAATATAGAATGAGCCACGAATATTCGAGAGGTAAAGCCCGCCATACTGCCGCGTTAGCAGCGCCATCAGCCTTTGGTTATGATGAAGCCCCTGTTTCTCACCATACTGAACAAGCTGAACATTCAGCTTCGAGTGGTACCCATTACATGGCTGGAGATGAGTCGAAGATCTTCAACCCAAAGACAGGCAAATACGTCAAGATTGATGGTAAAATCGGTCAGGAAATCATTGATGAATTCGGATATCCTACACAACAGGGAGGTTATTCTCTTTCAGACCTCAACAACCAGCTCTCACAATCTTTCTCCGATCTTTATGATAGTCTTAGTGCTACTTGGAACAGCTTAACTGGATCTTATGATACTAGTACCTCTCCGAAGGCTAGTATGAAGTCAAGCAAGTCATCAGCCAAGACTCTGGAACAGAGTTATGTTGAGCCTAAACCAAGAAGACGTAATAATCGTCGTCGTAATGTTCAGGTTGGTGCCGGATGGTATTAATAGGTTGTTGAATAAACATATTTACACAATTTGATTTGGATTATTGTCCCCCTGGATCGCACCGATGCCGGCCAAATTAAATATAAAACCATATAAATTAAATACAACATATGTCACTTTAATATGATTCCATATTGAAAGGAGTAATATAAATCAAATATATCTTCTTCCTCTTGTAATCCAAGATACGAAAGTACTCAACCGCACCATCTATTAAATATGGAAGCATCTTTGTTTGACTGGTCTGAGTCTTGTCAATGTGATCCATTTTTAAGTGAGGTGATAGAGAAGTCACTTGACTCTTAATCATACCTACTGCCTCCTTAGCCATGTTGTTTCCATTCCATAGCTTATCAGATTCGTGTCGCATATTGAATTGAAGTTGAGCTATATTCTGAGCTAATGCCTTGGCGGAATACTCTATCCTACCTATAATAGCTTCATTTGCATAATTATGACCATAAACTTCTTGAACTGATGCCATAGGATTCTTTATAAACAATTACTTACTATATATTTACATATAATAAGGATTTTCTTTTTTACCGATTATAAATAAGGGTTAAGAAACATGACTATTTTAGTACCAGCTCTCAGGGATGAAGGCAAAGGTTGGTTAGAAAAGACGCATATAAAGATTCTCTAAAATGAGAAAATGAATAAATGAGAAAATGATATATTTACAATAAGGGTTAAATATAATCCTAATCATGTTCATAGAGGATTTAGTAAGAACTGAAATATATGCTTGGACGACCAAAAAATGGTCCTCCAAACCTGGATTACTTAATAAAATAGGAACTATGGAGACGCCAGCACCAGGTGTTTCTTTTGAAAATGCTTATAAGATTTGGAACACGAAAGCTAATGTTGAAGGAATAGAACTCTTTATGGATGTTGGTAAGATTTATGTATCATATGTCTCAGAACCTTTTCAAATTCAACACCATAATTTGAATATTAAGTTCGGAATATGGATAAAAGTACCAGATGATAAACATAAATACCTTAGAAAGTTAGAAATTATAAATTCATTAAAAAATCACAGAAGTAACCATTCACTAACAGACAGAGGATTAGAAAGAGAACTAGAAAGAGGATTAGAAAGAGGACTAGAAAGAGGACAGCAAAGAACACACGAAACAGAAAAACAAGCAAATATTAAACGCAAGGAAGGACCAGATTTTTATCCATTGGATAAGAAAAGACGAATAACTGGCAGAAGTAACTGTGTAAACACTCAATCTAACAGTGGATACTCTAATGAGTTACATAACCATCATAGTCATATTGTAAATGACAATGATATTAATGAGGATGATAATGATATCAATGATGACAATGATGGAACAGAAAGAGACAGAAAACATTGGTCAGATAGA